CTCAGTCTCAACAAATAATACGAGCACCAGCACAAGTACAACCACTAGCACTAGTACGGTGAACAGCACCAATACTAACACAAATAATAATGTAAACAGTGGTACAGTAACTTACAATAACAACAATAACAATGTGCAAAGCGGCACAGTTACAAACATTAATCAAAACACCACAAACGGAACAGTCACAAACAATAATAACAATGTGATGAGTGGTGCTGTAACTTACACAAACAACAATGTGCAAAGTGGTACAGTTACAAACAATAACAATAATGTAAACACCTCAACAAACACCAACACAAACACAAACCATAACATTAATTCTGGCACTCAAACATTCAATAACAATAACGTGAGTTCCAGTACTTCTGCCAACGTTAACACTAACAACAATATAAATTCTGGCACACAAACATTTAATAATAATAATGTGAGTTCTAGTAACAATGTTAATACAAATCACAATGTCAATTCAGGTACACAAACATTTAACAACAATAATGTTAGCACAAGCACCAGCACCAATACAAATCATAACATTAATTCGGGTACAATGACGTATAATAACAACAATGTCAGCACCAGTACCAACATTAACAAAAATGAAAATACTGGTACAATGACTAACATCAATCAAAACACCAATATTTCAGCCAGTGATAATACAAATAGAAATATCAGCACAAGCACAAGTCAGAATACAAATGTAAATCAAAATATCAATTCTGGCACAATGACATATAATAACAACAATGTAAATGCAACGACTAGTACAAACACAAATGTAAATCAAAACAACAATACATCAACTGCAACAAATGTAAACCAAAACATTAATTCTGGTGAAATGACTAATCGTAATATCAATCAAAGTGAAATTACACAGAGAGTCATTCAACCTCCACCAACAGCAATTGCTCCTGCAATGATGAGCATGGGTTCAGACCTTTGCGTGACTGGCGTATCTGGTGCAACACAAACACAAGTTTTGGGTATCAGTTTTGGTGCTACAAAAAGAGATTATAATTGTGAGAGATTAAAACTTTCCAAAACTCTTTATGATATGGGTATGAAAGTAGCTGCTGTTGCAACTATGTGTCAAGACCGCCGTGTATTTGATGCCATGATGGCTGCAGGAACGCCTTGTCCATACGAAGGTAAAATTGGTGAAGAAGCTAAAGTTGCTTGGAATTCAAATCCAGATAGAGTGCCTAGAGTAGTAAACGAATGAAAAACTTCTTTTTTGTTTTGATGATTTTTATATCGTCAATAACAAACGCTCAATCTGTGAACACACTTGATCCAAATCAAGTTTACACTACAAATAATATTGTTCTTCCTACAAACCAAGGTGGTCCATCATCTTGGACGAATGGTATTTATCAAGATAATTTAACTTGTTGGGCATTTGGTCTATTTGGATATTGTGGACCAAATCCAATAGTACGACCAGGAAATGATATAAATTTTTCTTATGGCCAAACGGACTTATATCAGACGCGATCTGTGGCCAGCCTTTTTTCCAATCCTACAAAATTACAAATTAATGGTTATAATTTTGGTTTTACTGCTAAAAATGGAAATGGCTGGGATGATGGTAGAGTGGACCAATTGAATGCTTATGTAAATCTTTATGATCGCAATGGTGGCGTATTAGTAAGTAAAAATTATGATTTGAATTATAAATTCAATTGGACGACATTTAATTATAATGAAACGTTTACAAAGCCCTATGCTGTAAATGATGTTGGAAATATTCGTTATGGTTTTGTAGGTAAAGATAACAATTTTTGGGCAGGACCATACGGACCAGAAATAAACAATATTAGTTTTTCATTAAAATACTCTGTTGATCCTTGTTCAATAAATGTATTAAGTTCACCAAGTTGTCCTGGTTATATCAATGCAATCAATAGTTTGACACCAGCGCCATTGGTTACCTCAACTGAAGTTGTAACAAGTAGCACTATCTCAACAACGCTTCAACCTCCAACAACAATATCACAAACGCCAGTTACATCAGTTGTTAATGCTGCTTTACCAACAAGTTCTTCACCAGCTAGCGCACCTGTTTTAGTTTCAACATCCTCAAACAATAACAAAGAAACAACTGTAAATTCCAACAGTGTATTAATTGGTTTAAGTGTCGTGGCCAAAAATGCACAAAGAGAACAATCAATTGCAATGCAAGCTGCACAAAATGCTGTGGCAGCCGCAGAACAAACTGCACAGTTGGCACAACAAGAAGCAGTAAATGTTGCTCAAGCTTCGGCTTCTCAAAGTATTGCCATGGCCATGCCCACAACAACAAAAAGTGACTCAGCAACACAAAAAACTGACCAATCTAATGTATTGCCAATGACAAATTCATCAAATCAATTTGTGCAAAATATTCAACCAATTGTTCAACCAAATACAAAAACAAATGAAAAAAATAATTTAAATAATTTTTCAGTAAACGCTGCTCAAGAGAGTTTTCAAAGTCAAAATTTGCCAATAAGCACAATGATTCGTGAACAATCTGCAATTTTACAACCTCAAGTAACAACACCGGTTGTGCCGCAGAGACAAACTACAATTACACAAACACAACCACAAACAAGTTCTTTGCCAACTGTGGTTCAAGAACAAACAACGATTACACAAACACAAACATCATTTGCTTTATTACCACCACAACAATCACAACAAATAATTACACAAACAATTCCAGTTTTTGTAAGTGATGCAGCACAAACACCTCAATCGTTTTTAAGTGTGAGCCAACAATCAATTTTTACAACAAATGATTTGACCATATTTGAATCACAAAAACTTTTAACAGACAGAACAAATCCAATAAATGATATTATTGAAGGCCGAAATATTGAACTTCCAACAACTTCAACGATTCAACAAAAAACAACTGTAAATACGAATGTTTCTGATAACGAAATTTCAGGTAGTGTAAATATAAACAAAATGGCAACATCACCAGTTGGATACAATCAGTATTTAAGTTTCGTTATTGCAGATGCGTCTTTTTATGCTCCAAAAGAGATTTATAAAGGACAAAAAAATGTTGACAATGTTCGAGCATTAAGACGAATGAGCTCGGATAGATTACATCAAGAAATGATAGATCAACAATATAGGAAATAAAAATGCCAGAAGAAATTAAAGATGTTAATAAAAAAATTGATGTTGCTGAAGCTGCAGTTAAAAAATATGCTAGTAAAGATACTGTTATTAGTATTGGCGGTTATGAATTTACGCCTGCTAAATTAATGGTTGCTGCGACACTTGTATCATCAACACTTGGTGGTCTTTATGGTGCGTTTGAAGTATATAAAGACTACATCAGTATGAAAAAGAAAATTGCAGAATTTGTTTCGCCTGATTTATCTGAATATGATAAACGATTAGCCGTTCTTGAAGGTGAAAGTCAAAAAACTAATGACTACACAAGAGACATTAAAAATGATTTAAAAAGTGATATTCGCCGTAATGAATCTGTAACTGAACAGGTCGAAAGAAGTGTTAAAACAGCTCAACGTGAAACTGAAGCTGAGATGCGTGAGATGCGTAAAGCTGTTCGTGAAGATTTAGAGAAAGCAAGAACAGAAGCAAATGAAATTCGCCGTGATATGGAAAAAACACGCAAAGAAATTAACACCGAGTTTTCATCTGCACGCCGTGAAATTACCAAAGAAGTGGCTGATCTGAAGAAAGAAGTTGATAGTAAAATTCAAAAGGCAATGGATAATCCGTTAGCAAACAAATGATTGATCCAATCACAGCACTAGCTGGTATACAATCGGCTGTTGCATTAGTAAAGAAAATATCTAAAACAGTAGATGATGTTTCATCTCTTGGTCCAGTTTTAGGTAAATATTTTGATGCTAAAAGCACAGCAACAAAAGCAGTTGTCGAAGCCAAAAGAAGCGGCACTAGCTCTAGTATGGGTGCAGCTATTCAAATTGAAATGGCTTTGGATCAAACAAAACAATTTGAAAAAGAGTTACAACTTCTTTTTATGCAAGCTGGTAAAATTGATGTTTGGAATAATATCAAATCTAGAGCAGCTGCGATGGATTTAGAAATCGCTCGTGAAGCCAAAAAAGAAAAAGAATCTCAAATGAGAAGAAGGAAGAAGTTTTTTGAGGCTCTAGAGTTAATTATTGGTGTGACTATGCTTGTTATTGGTATTGGTGTTCTTGTATGGGGTGGTTATGAATTGTTGCAATATTGTAACACAACAAAAAGTTGCGGAAGATGAAATATATAGTTTTATTGATTTCATTTATTTTGATTGCATGTTCTGATCCAGTAGATCAATGTGTTCAAAGAAAACAAGATAGTTGGCGAAAAAATAATCCAAATGCCGACCACGGCAAAGCAATCACTGCTAATGAAAAGTTTCGAAAAGAATGTAATAATTATAAAAAATGATTTTTGATTTTTGCGTAAAAATATGGTTGTCGTGTTTATACTTGCCTTATTACATGATTGCCTGTATAAATGAACCAACAAATAAAAAATTGCCGCCTTCTGGTTGACAATTTGTTTTATTTCTGTTAAACTGACATTTTAAATTATGTGAAGGACTTTAAATGCCTCGCGCTCGCGTTGTAAATTTTGAACCTAAATTTTCTGGCGAAATTACAAAAACCGACATTTTAAGTGCTTTGTCTTGGTATTCGCAAAACAAAGAAAATAAAGATTCGCAAAAGTATGCTCTTGAGTTCTTAAAGAAGAAACACAAGCTTGATGCTAAACCGGTAATCAGAAAAAAATCTTCAACTTTTGGTTTCGTATGCCGTATTGTAGCAAACGGTGCCACTCTGCCAATTGAAAATCAAACTTGGTTGGAAAATGAAGTTGAATTAATTCGAAAAGAACTTTCTTCCAAAAAGTTTGAAGAGACTGAAGAGAGTAAAGAAAATGTGGTTAATATTCAAGACCGCATTCGTGAGAGAGCTTCAGAGTGCATTGGTGAACTTGAAGGTCAGATTGATGAATTGATTCTTTCTAACTTTAAAGCAAACACTTCACCGTACGGTTTATTTCATACAATGAATGTTAAACAGGCGCATACTCGACACATTGTTGATTGGTCTCGAAAGCGCCGTCAACAATTTGATGAAGCACTTACAAGCACCGATAAAGATGTAAAAGAAGCTTGGTCTAACTTTACAAAACCTAACATTAAAAAGTTGGTTTCTTTTTGTGATCAAGTAATTCTTGATTGTCAAAAACTTTCAGGTGAAGCAGCCAAAACTCGTAAACCACGCAAACGTAAGAATAAAAGTCCTGATCAGCTTGTTGCAAAAGTTAAAATTTGCGAAGAGTTTAAAGAACTTAATCTAAAATCAATTGATGTTAAGACTATTCTAGGAGCAATGCAACTATGGGTTTACAACACAAAAACTCGTAAAGTTGGTTGTTATCACGCAAACGATGCTGGTGGTTTTTCAATTAAAGGTACAACAATTCAAAACTTTAACGAAACGAAGTCAGTTCAGAAGAAACTTCGAAAGCCGGAGGTAAGTGTGCCAGAAGTCCTAAATGGAGGAAAAGTGATGCTTCGTAATTATATGGATGGCATTCGTGCCGTTGAAAGTGTTATGAACGGCCGCTTAAATACTGATACTATTTTACTCAAGGTAATAAAATGACAATTTATCTAGACGATGAGCGAGATTATTCGCCAGTTATTGAAGGTTGGGTTCGTGAATTTGTTTTAACAATGGATGAAGATGAAAACTTGTATCCAGGAAATGATTCTGGTAATGCACCTTATGGTGTAAAAATTATTTTTGATGGTTTTGCCGATCTTGAAACTGAAGATGAAAACGGTGAATACGTTTATCAAGAGAGTGCTGACAGAACTACAAAATCTTTCGCTGTCTTTGTGCATAAAGACTCATTAACAAAAGAATTTCCTCCACATGACATTACACCTTGGGCTTTGATTCATCGGCCAAAAGAAGAGGTTTGTATTTGGGCATGGTATGATGAAAAAACGGATGATGTGCAAATTATACCATTCGAAGACAATAACTCTACCGACTTAGACCATAATTTTATTGCCGATTTAATTTTTGCCATACAAAAAAGAGACACTGAACAGTAAGATTGCCGCATAACCTACATAATGGTGTTATACTGAGAGCACTATGATTATATTTGACTACCAACAAATTGCTATTTCTAACTTGATGGAACAAATTGGTTCTTCAAAGTCTTCTGTGGACGAAAATCTTGTTCGTCATATGATTTTGAACACGATTCGGACTTATGTAAAAAAGTTTAAAGAATCTCATGGTCCAGAGATTATCATTGCTTGTGACAATCGCAACTACTGGCGCCGTGAATATTTTCCACATTATAAAGCTGGTCGTAAGAAAGCTCGTGCAGCTTCAGGTCACGACTGGACTTCTATTTTTGAATCTCTAAACAAAATTCGTGAAGAATTAAAACATAACTCACCATACAAGGTAATTGATGTTGACGGTGCTGAAGCTGATGACATTATCGGTACACTTGTGCAAAAATATTCTATCACCGAAAAGATTATGATTCTTTCTAGTGATAAAGACTTTGCTCAACTTCAGCGTTACTCAAATGTTGAACAGTTTTCACCTATTTTGAAAAAACACATCAAAGAACCATTTCCTTTGGTGCAACTAAAACAACTTATTATTCGCGGAGATAAGAGTGATGGTATTCCTAATATTCTTAGCTCTGATGATTGTTTTGTATCTGCAACACGCCAAAAACCAATAACTGAATCTAAAATTATTAGGTGGTTGAATCAAGAACCTAAAGATTTCTGCACAGATGAAATGCTTCGTAATTTTTCTCGTAATGAAACAATGATTGACTTAGCCAAAGTTCCTGATGTTCTAAAACAAAATATACTAAATACATATGAATCTGCGAAGGGAAAAACTAAGCAGGAATTTATGAACTACATGATTGCGAACAGACTTAAAAATCTTATTGAAGTCGCACATGAATTTTAATTGAGAAAAACATGAGTGCAGCAAAACTATATTCTGAAATTTTTGAAGATTTTGAAAAAGCGTCAACAAAACAAGATCGTTTGAGTGTTCTAAAAAAATACGATCATCCAATGTTTCGTCTTTTCTTGCAAGCTGCATTTCATCCAAATGTTGTATTTGATGTTAACATTCCAAAATACAGGCCTGCGGTTGAACCTGCTGGTTTGAATTACACATATCTTGACTCTGAGATGACTAAGATGTATCGATTTGTCAAAGATCATCCCTCACGGCCTTTAGGTCTTACAGATAAGAAAAAAACTGAACTGCTTCTTGTTACCTTAGAGTCACTTCACAAAGATGAAGCTGTGTTGCTTGAAAAACTTATTAAAAAAGACTTAGGTATTAAACATCTCACACCAAAACTTGTAGACGAAGCATTTCCTGGCCTATTATGAAAGTTGCTGTCGTAACGCCGACTATCGGGTCCGACTATCTTGCTAAATGTATTGAAACGGTTCAAAATCAAACCTATAGTGATTTAACACATTACATTTTCTTAGATGGTGAAGAACATTACGAAAAAATTCATCCATACATCTATGACCATTGTGGTCAAAAAACAATCAAAACAATTGCTTTAGAAGAAAATATTGGAAAAGGTTGGTATGGCCATCGTGTTTATGCTGCTTGTTCATTTCTTGTAAATGCGGATGTAATTTGTTATCTTGATGAAGACAATTGGTACGAACCAAATCACATAGAAACAATCGTTGACAAAATAAAATCTGGTTACGATTGGGTTTATTCATTTAGAAATATATACGACAAAGATGGAGAATTTATTTGTGAAGATAATTGTGAATCACTTGGCAAATGGCCTGTTTATGTTAATTCATCGCTATATCACATTGATACCTCAACTTTTGGAATTCGCCGTGATATTGCTACTTCTGTTGGCCATGCCTGGTACGGCCAATGGGGTGCTGATAGACAATTCTTTTCAGCATTAAAAAAGCATTTTCCAAAATTTGAAGGTACTCGACAGTACACTTGCAATTATCGATTAGACGGCAATCCCAAATCCGTTACAAAAGAGTTTTTTATTCAAGGAAATCAACAAACGCTAGAACAATATGGCGGTGAATACCCTTGGAAGAAAAAACAGGTCCTAACAATTGGACCCGGTATTACTTTAATAGACTAAGGAGATTATTTTCTAAAATGCAAACCAGTGCCAAAAAAATCATCAAGCCAGAAAAAACAAAATTTCGAAAGAATGGTGAAGATGAACAAAAGCGACAACTGAAAAACAAACATCACGATAAGTCATATTATCGCCTTCTAAAACAAGAAAAAGAATATGTCCTATAGAGAACATCTCAAACAGCGCATTAGAGAAATTCAATTGCAAATTGCAAATAGCGAGGGTCAAGCCGAAGCTTTGCAAAAAGAACTTGAACAACTTGAAATGAAAGAGTTTGAGGAAGACTTGCGAGAAGAAAACAATCAAGTCTTACTCAAAGGCTAATGTTGTAAAAAAACAACAGAGCTCTTGACAATTTAGCCATTTGCTATAAAATGGCATCATGCAAATTTTAAAAGAAACTACAGTGTGGAACACGGATTATCCCGTGGCTAATCACACATATTTACTGGATAATCATAATCGGTTAATCGCATATGCTCGAGCCGATAATAACGAAATCATTATCAGTAAATCTCAATCTATTACTATCGATAAACGATATAGAACATTTAAAATAGTAAATCATCTTGGTTTACAGAAACTAATTAAAACTGAAAAACAAGATGGTGTTCGAATATTTAAAGTGCAGTCTGGTCAAAAAGTATATAATGTCGAAATTCGAGAGAATGGGTATATTTGCACTTGCACTGGATTTAGTTTTCGTGGAAAATGTAAACACGGCGCGGCTGTTGTAGAAAAACTACAGTCTAAAAGTGTTGCTTAAATACAACAGCAAAAACACTTGACAATTGCCGAGTCCTGCGTATAATGGACTGCATGATGAAAAGAGATAGTAAATCACAAATCGCTTGGGAAATGCAAGCGTACGGTTCGACCAAGAGTGATATTCTTGAGTCGGTTAAAGATTCAATTACTTTCAAGTTTTCAGGACCTGGTATGGTGGTTATGTCATACCTTTCTGATTCTCAGGAAGTTATGGCATTCGGTGATACTGAGCGTGCTCGTCAGTATGTCAATATCGCCAAAATGTTAATTGCTGAGTTTCATCTCGGTTTTAATTCACAAGTTTAAGGATTTTATCATGGCTTACATGAATCAAGAAATGAAGGCTACCATCGCTAAGAACCTAAAGCCGGTTCTGAAGAAGTTCGGTATTAAGGGTACGCTTTCGGTGCGTAATCACTCGACCATTGTGCTGACGCTCAAGTCTGGCAAGGTTGATTTTTTTACTGACTATGGCGACCGTGAAGATGCTCGCAAGTTTGGCATTGATGTAAATCCTTATTGGTTCCATGAACACTTTACCGGCACTTCTAAGGTATTTTTGACAGAAGCTTTTAAGGCTATGAAGAGTGCCAATTGGTATGATGAATCGGATATTCAAACTGATTATTTCAATACTGCATACTACTTTCGAATCAATGTTGGTAAGTGGAACAAACCTTACATTACGGCATAAACAATGATTCGCTTGATTCTTGGTTTTTTTCTTTTGTTTGGTGTGGCTGGCACAATAGATGCCGACCAAAATATTGGTCTGGTAATATTGTGCATTGTTGCCGCATCTGGCATGGGTTTGATGTATTCTGGCCTCTCCAGTGTCAAGTTTGAAGAATGATTATTCATACTCATCAAAAATCTAAAAAGCACAAGCTCAATGCTAAGCAGCGTGAGCTTCGTGATTCTTGGAATGAATTAGTGCAAAAGCACGCACCAAAAAAACCTCTGAAGGCTGTCAAAGTGATGTTGTCGCCGGTTGTGACAGGCTCTGTTATTCGTGAAAATCCAAATTATCCTAGTCTTTCATCTTTTGTTCCTGGCGGTGGTTGCACAAAACCAATACATGGCAAAGTGTACACTGGCACGGCTATGAAAGGTATTGGTACTTTGCACAAGAGCAATGCTGTACCAATTTTTACTGATGAAGAAGCTCGTGACCAAGCAAATATGCGTAGATAAAATGGAAATTACTTTAACACAACCAATCATTTTTATGTTAGGCGCCTTTATTGGTGCTCTATTTGGTCGCCTTGTAACTTTTGGTGTGATGGCGCTTTCGTTTTTAATTTTTTTGTTGTTGCGTTAATACAACAGCCTTGACAATTGCCAATTTTCTGTTATAATGTTTCACAATGAACAGTGAACAAATTCAACAAAAAGTTTACGATTGGGCTCTCGGTAAGAATTTTACTGCGCCCTACGGCGTATTGATGGGCGAGCACACTAGTCAAAAGGGCGCAAAATATCGTGCTGTAACTTTTGGTCGTGCGAGAACTTTGGACGCTACTGTTGAAATTTACAATCGAAATTTTATTCTGTTACGCACCAGTGCTTACGGTACAGAAATTTTTAATGATGTTGCTACTTTGATGGCTAAATTGGAAACTTTATGACTCGTTTTGAAATGATAGAAAAGATTGCACAATACAATGTGGAATCTATGACAGTAACTAACCTAGAAAAAATTGCTTTCGTTCATCTTTGTGTTGATTTAAACAATTTGTCTGATAGTGAATTAGTAAAAAAAGTGAAGGAGATAGAATCTTATGATTCGCAAGAAATCTAAATCTCGTGGTCGTACCGTAATTGATTTGACCGGTCCGCAAGGCAATGCCTTTTATTTGCTAGGTGTTGTTCGAAGCACATTCGCTCGCTCGGGCGCTCGTGAGCTAGGTGAATCAATTTGTGAAGAAATGATGAGAGGTGATTATGAACACCTATTGAAAACTTTCGATTTGCACCTTGGTGACCACTTTATTTTGGAGCGTTAAAATGACCAAACTTCGTGATTTTCGATCTCCGCCTTGGGAAGTCTCTTTGTATAAAAAAATTCCTATGGTAAAATACAATCGTGAATCAATTAAACTTATTCGTGAAATCGTCGGAGAACCAATTCGTGTTCGTTTTCGTGGACCTCGGCCGGCTAATTCTGGCCGTTCGTTTGTTACTCGGCAATCCAGTTGTCTGAAGCAAGATGCGGTAACTTTTGCCGTATACCGCGATACTCGGCGATAATGCAAATTGCTCTTGACACTTGCTCATGCCTGTGTTACACTGTAATCTCAAAATTAAATTGAAAGGACTATATTATGCCTCGTGGAAAATCTATTAAACTCAAGCCGTTTCAAAAGTTGCTAACTGTTCTTGTCTCTGGCAAGCCTGTAACTGTTGAAGAAATTGATGCGACTCTCGGTAAAGAAATTTACATGTATCGCCTCTCAACTTATATTTGGCACATTAAGACAAATGCCAATGGCGTTGTCAGGGCTGTCAAAGACGGTCGCAAAGTAACTGCGTATCAAATCGTCAATGTAAAAGAGATGGAAGAATATCTCAAGCGCACTGGCGTTACTAAGAGTGGCTTCGAACCTGGTAAGGTCGAAAAGAAGCCCTCAATTGCTAAGCTTGCCGATCTAAAGGCAAAGCCGGTCAAGAAGGTTAAGACTTCTGTGAAGAAGGCTGATCCTGTTCAGCCCGTTGAAGCAGTTCAACCTGTTGCTGACAAAATGACCATCGTTGAAGTTACCGAAACTTCAGCTGAATAATATATACATATAATCGGGGGAGTAGCGTAACGGACACGCTCACTCTTAAACAACAGCTGACTGTCGGGAAGATAGACAACGTGCCCCTTATCCTAGGTTTGTATTATGAATATTTTCTACCTAGATCGTGATCCTAAAACTTGTGCTGAAATGCACCTCGACAAGCATGTGGTCAAAATGATCATTGAGTATGGACAACTTATGTCTACGGCTCATCGTTTTCTTGATGGTCATATGTATCTTGACAAGACGGCTAATGGTCGATCTATCAAACGATGGCGTGTTAAAGATGATATAGAAGATATTTTGATGAAAGCTTCACATATCAATCATCCGTCAGCCATATGGGCTCGCGCAACACGCCAAAATTATATTTGGTTTCATCGTATGTGGTATTATCTTTGTAAAGAATACACTTATCGTTATGAAAAAATTCACTCTGTAGAAACACGGCTTGGTCAAGTGCTTTATCTTCCACCCGAAAATATTGCTCCTGGTGATTTTTATCCTCCGACTCCAGCCATGCCAAATGAATGCAAAATACCAAATAATTCTTTAGCATCTTATCACAAATATTACATAGAGCGTAAAAATCATTTCGCCAAGTGGACTAAGCGTGATGTTCCGTTTTGGTTCTCAGAAGGACTAAATAAACATAATGCCAACTTATAGATTTGTGAACATTGAAACTGATGAAGAGTTTGAGGATTTTTTGACCAATTCTCGTAAAGAAGAGTTGTTAGAAAAAAACCAACATATTCGCCAGTTGCCATCTGCGCCTGCTATTATCAGTAGTTCCGGTAGCCTCGACTCGAAAACTGATGATACTTGGAAAGAGGTTTTAGCGAAAGTTTCTGAAGCCCATCCCGACAGTCCTCTTGCGTCAAGATATGGCAAGAAAACAATACATCAGGCGAAAGCTCGAGATATTTTTAACAAGTGGAAAAATAACTAGATGATGAGTTTGTATTTTTCATCAACCAGAGAGATAACCAATACATTTGGTGTCTCTCTTTTTTATTTCCAAAAAGGTAGAACTAATGGCAAAAAAACTACAGAATCAACAAAACCATTTTTCTTTAAGAAGAATCAAGCCGTTGACCTTAAATCAAGAGGACACATTTAACGCCTTTAATGAAGGCAAACATTTACTTTTACATGGTGTTGCCGGAACAGGTAAAACATTTATAACACTTTACTTAGCATTAAATGAAGTTCTAAAAGGAAATTCTCTTCAAGATAAAATAGTTATCATTCGCTCTGTAGTCCCAAGTCGAGACATGGGATTTTTACCAGGAAATGTAAAAGAAAAAACAAAAGTATACGAAGAACCATACCGAGAAATTTGTGATGATCTATTTGGTCGTGGCGATGGTTATGATATACTAAAGACTAAAAAACTTATTGAATTCGGCACAACTTCATATTTAAGAGGTGTAACCTTCAAGAATGCCATTGTAATGGTTGACGAATCGCAAAATATGAATTACCATGAGCTTGATACAATCATTACACGAATTGGTGATAACTGCCGTATTGTGTTTTGTGGTGATTACCGACAAAGTGATTTAAATTCAAAAGAACGAACAGGTTTGCTTGAGTTTATGAAAATCATAGATAAAATGGGATGTTTTGATAAGATTGAATTTGGTGTTGAAGATATTGTTCGATCTGAATTGGTAAAAAATTATATTGTGACTAAATTGGAATTAGGTTTTGCGTAACTTTGAATTTGTAAAATTAAAATCACTAGACTACGATCTTAAAGCAGTAACAACAGATGATGGAAGAGTGTACGAAACACCGACAGGTGAAAAGTATCCTTCCATCACTACTGTTCTTTCTTCTTATAACAAGAAAGCTTTGTTTGAATGGCGTGAGCGTGTAGGCGCTGAAGAAGCAAATCGTATTTCTCGAAAGGCTTCAAGTCGAGGCACAAAACTTCATACGATTTGTGAAAAATATCTTTTAAATGAATCTGACGGCATAAAGTTTAAAACTATGATGCCTGATACCAAAGAATTATTTCTTCAACTTAAACCACATATTGATGAAAATGTTGGTCGTGTGTTTGGCATTGAACAAGCACTTTTTAGCCATCGATTGAAAATTGCTGGTCGTTGTGATTGTATTGCAGAATGGAATAATCAACTTTCAATTATTGACTATAAAACGGCTTCAAGAGAAAAAAGTGAAGACGGCATTTTAAACTATTTTATGCAATGCACTGCATACGCTGAAATGTTTGAAGAACGAACTGAATTGCCAGTAAATCAGATTGTGGTTGCAATTGCAGTTGAAGACTCACAACCACAAATCTTTGTAAGGGAAAAGCATAAATACCTTAATGCGTTAATGAATTATATTGCTGTATGAAGCAAAGAGAAAAGTGTTCTGGACGGCGGTTCGACTCCGCCCATCTCCACCAAGAGCATATTAGAAATAGTGTGTTGTTGCTGGGGATGAAATGGTTTCGACAGGGCAAATAGTAACAGAGTGGACAGCACGACACAGAGAGTCGTTAAAAGTAAATCAAGTAAATGCAAACGATGAAAAGTTCGCATTAGCAGCCTAAACACTGCTTAGGGTTCGGTGGGTTCCTCGTAACAGAATACCCACCATTTATTAAAACAAAATCCCAATCGCCGCAAGAGGCAAATATTTTTTTATGAGACTTTTTAAAGTCTAGTGGGTAAACTATCTTGAAAGGAAAATGATGGGAGCAAAAACCTTATTTTTTGGATTGTCATTAGCAAGTATTATTGTAATGTTGCTAGCAATTCATGTGGATACAAGAAGCATTCTACCGATGAAAGCGCCATTTAACGCGCTTAATGCAGAAGCACAAAAACAAATATCGTGTTTAGCTGAGAACATTTATTTTGAAGCTGCACATGAACCAAAAGACGGCAAAATAGCAGTTGCTTTTGTCACTTTGAATCGCCTACGAACAGGCAATTATGCAGACAGTATTTGTGGCGTGGTTTTTCAGAAAACTAACGGTACTTGCCAATTCTCTTGGTATTGTGATCCAAATGTTACCAGATTACGCTTGACAATTAAGAACAGTCCGTTGTATAATGAAATCTTAGAAATGTCGACCTATCTTTATCTAAACCTACATCGGGTTCAAGATGTTACGAATGGTGCGACATTCTATCATGCGGATTATGTTAATCCTGGCTGGCAACTAAAAAAGGAAAAGCAAATTGGTAGACACATCTTCTACAAACGAAGCGGAGATCAAATTGACCGAAACAAAACCATTATATAATCGAGCAAACCGCGATTTAATTACAATTATGATAGCACTTACAATTGTATCTTGTACCGCAATTGTTGGTACAATTGTATATAATTTAAATGATCGCAATAACATGGCGAAAAATATCGAAGCTGCAATTGCAAAGGGTGTTGATCCTTTGTCTGTAAAGTGTGCATATGAAACAAATCCAAATTCTGTTTGTATTGCACATTCTTTAAGTAACAAGAAGTAATTTTTGGAGATATATTATGACTAAATTTACATTTATTTCAGAGGAGCCTCAGGACTATAGCAAAGTTACGTTTGAATTTAACGCAATATCGCTAGATACGATGCTTAGACGATTTGAAAGTTTTCTTCGTGGTTCTGGTTATACCTTTGATGGTTATCTTGAGATTGTTGAACCATTATCTGAAGAATTAAGTGATGTTGAAATTGATGATGTAAATAATGTTGGTGAAAAAGTTTTTTCAAATCTAGTAGATGGTCTAAACGGAGTTAGCGCTATTGAAAACGAACTTTGGCTCAACGAAGGAGTACAATGCCAACTAAAGATGAAATGAAAAAGTTTGCATATGCAATTGACAGCATGGTTGCAAACTCAGACTATACATATCTTGAAGCCATTGTAGAGTATTGTAAAGAAACTGGACTTGAAGTTGAAGTTGCTGCGTCTTTAATTAACACTGGTCTTAAAGCTAAGATTGAATCTCAAGCGATGGACCATAATATGTTGAAAATTAAAACATCACGATTACCTATATGATTACTGGATATGAAGCGTTTTGTATTTTTCAAGCACTCAAACTTCATTTCTCTTCCGATTCATACGATTTTTTTAAGTATCACGGCAAAAGTAAAATCTATGTAGATTCTTTTGAAAATCGTAAAGACAAGTATCATTTCTATAAACTATCTCGGCGACTGCCAAGTAAAGATGAATTAATTTTGTTTATTGTTGCTAATCTGCTTCACAATGATAATTTATGGGTTGGTGATTTGTTGACCGAAGAATCCGAAACCATCTTTAGAGAGCGACAAAAGATTATTCAAAGTCTTTCGTACACTTTTGAAAATGATTGTCGTAAACTCTTTGCTGGTATCGACAATCCAAATGATTTATTGCAAAGTGAATCTGGTGATTATCCAGTTCTATTAACAAAAACTCTGCAAAAAGAAATACAAATTGAAACTCTTTGTATACTTAATTCTATACTGAAGTTTTTTCCAATGTGGTCGAAAAAAATTACTGACACTATTCGATGGCCAGATTACCGAAGAAAAGTTGAAAAGTTTACCGCATTTTTATCTTTTGATGATGTAAAATGTAAATCTATTTTAAAGAAAGTAATGAATGAAAGTAAAAAAGTTGTATCTTGACATGGATGGTGTTCTAGCACATTTTGATAAGCGCTATCACGAACTGTTCAATGAATCACCGGCAGACTCAAGACAAAACAAAAACTTTAGTCCTAACTGGACTACTTTTGTTGAGGGCGAAAACTTTGCTACACTTGATAAGTTTCCTGGTGCTGATGAACTTGTAAAATTTGTGAGAAAGCTAGAAAATGATTTTGATATTATAGTTGAAATCTTATCTTCTAGTGGTGGCGAAAAATATCACAATGAAGTTACACTTCAAAAAAATAATTGGCTTAATGGACATCAAATTTATTACACTCGTAATATTGTGCCTGGCCGCCGACTAAAGAAGAACTATGCAACACCAAAAACCATTTTAATTGATGATACGCCAGATGTAATTGACGATTTCAACCGCGCAGGTGGTATTGGCATTCTTCATGTGAATGTGGCAGATACAATTAAAAAGTTGAAGGACACATTTGCACTTCACTAAATATATCTACATTATGTTTTTGTGGATAATTCGTTTACATACCGTTAATACTCCGTCATACGAAAGGAAAATATATGACTTCATTTGCTAATCTCAAGCGTAACAAGAGTTCGTTTGAAAAACTCACTAAGGCTATCGAAGCCGTCAATCAACCTGCTGATTCAGGTTCCAAAGAAGATACTCGTTTCTGGCAACCAGTTGTAGATAAATCTGGCAACGGCATGGCTGTTGTTCGTTTTCTACCTGCACCTGCTGTCGATGGTGATGATGCTCTTCCTTGGGTTCGTGTTTTCTCTCATGGATTTCAAGGTCCGGGTGGATGGTTGATTGATAACTGTTTAACTACAATCAATCAAAAGTGCCCAGTTTGTGAACACAACAGTATGCTTTGGAATTCAGGTGTTGAAGCCAATAAAGAAATTGTTCGTAAACAAAAGCGCAAATTGAACTATGTCGCTAATGTGTTCATTGTTTCTGATCCTAAGAATCCTGAGAACGAAGGTCAAGTCAAGCTCTTTAAGTTTGGCAAGAAGATTTTCGATAAGATCAGTGAAGCTATGAATCCAGAATTTGAAGATGAAAAGCCTATCAACCCATTTGATTTTTGGGAAGGTGCGAATTTCAAGTTGAAGATTCGTAATGTTGAAGGCTATCGCAACTACGATAAGTCTGAGTTTGATTCACCTGAACCACTTTTTGGTGGTAATGATGAAAAACTTGAAACACTTTGGAAGAAAGAACACTCTCTTCAAGAGTTTACTGATGCAAAGAACTTTAAGTCTTATGAAACTTTGAAAGGTCGCCTTGATAAGGTTCTTGGTTTTGAAGGTGTGCCTATTCGTTCTAAGGCTGAAGATACAGTCGCAAAGATTGATGCTGACATTGACACATCAAACACTGGCGATGAAGAAGACTTGGATTATTTTAAGTCACTAGCAGAAGAACGCTAAAAGAAACCCTGCTTCGGCAGGGTTTTTTATTATATTGTTACAGTTCTTCCGACTAACAACTTCATAAACTCACTATCGACCACACCTGGTTGATTATATGCTTGTTGAGTTCTGGCCGGCGATTGAACATTGTTTGTAGTTGGTGCTGAAATAATAACTGGCGCAGAAGCTACCTGCATTCTTTCTTTAGCAACCTCTGTTGTAGCGGCAGCAATCATCGGTCCTGCCGGTGGTTTAGCTGCAGCAACAGACATTGATGGAGTAGCAGGTTGTAGGGAAGCTGTCATTGTGGGACTTACACCAAGAGAAGCGGTTTGTCTTGATGTTGATTCACTAATTTTGGTAAGCTTAGCGGCATATTCTGGATCGGTAGCATAACCAGCTTTTTGTAGAGCACTAAAAAAATCACTAGAAGTTTGTGCTTGAAAAACACCCGCTTTTTCGTATCGCTTGTTTGTTTTTAAAAAACTAACATAGTCATCTACAGCTTCTTCTGGACTTGAGTATGACCTGAATGGTTGTGGTATACGAACTTTTTCTCCACTAATAAATTCCTGAGTCATTACATCTTCTTTTGGACCACTCCAACTCTTATCTGCTTTTATTCCAAAATAATTATATTTGCCAGAAGTTTTAGTACCAAAAGCACTTTCTACACCCCACTGTGTAAGTAAAGCATTTGGATCTACACCACCTAATTTTTCCGATGCTCTTACAGCTAAGGGATACATTCTGGTTAAAAACTCTCGTTTATTTTTAAACTCACCATTTGGACCAGTCTGTATACTAGGAGGTTCTTCTCTTGTTGGTGTTGGTGAAACTGATGGCGGATTAACCATACCTCGGCCACCTCCAACTGCACTTGGAGTAACATCTAATCTTGAAAGTCTCCCCTCACTTGTTTCTGTTTGTCTAAATCTTCTACTTTCAGCTGCGTCATAAGAACCATCATCTGGAACTGGTATTCGCATCTTTTTCAGTTCTTCAGCACGTTTTACTATCTCTTCATTTTTAACTAAATTTGGATTTTTACCTGCTTGTTCATATTCATTTCGAAGTTGTAATGCAGCTTCATCTTGTAAAGCAACTCTAGCTGCATTTGTTTCACCAACAATAGCTTGTATTCTAGTTTTACTGGTTTCTTTGTTAAGTATTGGATCATAACTCAATTCTTCTCTAGCAGCTTGTTGAAGTTTAGGAGAGTTTAATTTTTGTAATTCTGATTCTTCATCAGCAGACAAACCACCTTGCTCTTTTTTCTTAGTTGCAAGTTCCATGTAACGTTGTTTTTTCTCATCAAATTCTTCTCGCAACATTTTTGCAATTTGAAACATAGTGGCGCCCGCAGCGAAAGCTAAAAATATAGGACTTTTTACGATTGCGGTGAGAAACTCAACTAGTTTACCAATGACACTACCACCTAGTCCAAGTGCTTTCATAATGTTATCAATACTGAAAACTGACACAATGCCTTTTAATAAAAATTCACCTATTCCACCTAAAGCACTTGTAATTGCGCCAACGATTGTTGTACCGATACTCAATAATGGCGCAAACAACATGCTTAACATTCCAAGTAATCCACCACCTTCTTCTTTTTTACCTGATACTGGTGTTGGCAGTGTTGATTTTGCTTTTCCAAACTTAGATTCATACTCTGTTTCTCTCTCACCTGCACGCTTGAAGAACATATCCGCTTTATACGCAGGTTCTCCACCAACTTTACCTTCACCTTGAATCTTTACAAGTTTAGCGATGTTTTGTCGCATCAAATTCATATCTCGTGCCATCATTGGCAATACAAGAGAGTTTTTAGCGCTTAATTGTGTATTGACAATTACATCATTTGTTTTTGAAACTAACACATCCAACTTTGCATTCATGGCCTCAGAAACCATGGAATCTCTTGTTGGTGCTGTTGAAATTTTACTTGTAGCGTCACCAGTTGGAGTTGCACTATATGCCTTGAACATTGAAGGCAAAACTGCAGCTAAAAAACCACTTTGATTGAATATTTGGCGTGGGTCAACTTTTTCTAAAAATCTTTTACCAAGAGTCGATCCTACTCCACCGCCTCTTGCCTTTTCTGATTTATAAATTTCTGCTAGTCTTGATTGTTTGGTAGCCATTATCGTGCCTTTTGTTGTGCTTTCAGTCTTTCTCGCTCTTCTTCTAAGTGTTTCACTAACATATCAATATAAATTTGTCTTTCCCACGGTAACATATTTTCTAATTCAGTCAAACTGTATTTGTGATACTGCATCATAGCAAAGTTGGTTTGATAGTGATTTGATAAACTATCGTGAGAAAGACCTATACGAAAAAATTTTGTATGCCCTCTATATTAAGTTTTTCCTCATAGTTACATTTTGGACATTTAAAATTCAATTCTTTTTTAATTTTAGGCATTGTCAAAAAGAAGTCTTGAATTTTTTCTAAATCATCTTGTTGCAAGTTTTCAATAAATTCTATTAATTCTTCTTTTGTTGAATCTTTAGCATAATAAATTTGTTCATCATCGTAAATGTAATCAACACATTTGGCAATAAGTTCGATGGTCTTTTCAATTTCATTTTCTTCACTTATATGCTCAGTATTAATACTGTCAAAACTTGGATATTTCATCACAATACCAAGTTTGTTTGTAATTTCTATTTTGTTAGAATGTTTCGCGTCTTTAGACGGCTCTAACTCCAAAAGATTTAAATCAAATTTAACCAATCCATTACATTTTTTATCATTTTCTATAATATTATTACAAGTATATTTTAATGTAATTATTTCGCCAACAGACCTTGCTCTTAATTGTAAGAACAAATTTTCTAAATCAAATGTAGGTAAATCATCTACATCCACATCTTTTGATAAAATGCAATTGTTTAAAACTTGTTTAACAACTTCAATTTGTTCTTTAGAATCTTCTGATTCCATAGCCATCATAAAAAGTTTTTGTTCTTTGACTAAGAATGGCCTAAATTTTATTTTTTTGCCTGTAGAAACAAGTTTTGTTTCAAAAACAGGCGTATCAATCTTCGGTAACATGATATATCTCCACTAGTTAAAAATTCTACCAAATATAGTTCCGGCAGGGTTATAAATTTTATCTGTAACATTGGTCAATTTTCTTCCAACAGCATCACCAAATAACTGCGCGGCGGCTTCAACCAAGTTATAATTTCCATTAAATACTACTTTGTATCGTTGATAAGCAAATTGTATTGATAAGCGATGAAATCCATCTTCTGACCAAGATAATGGTTGTGATGCAATACCAATTGGAAATGCATCGATTAATTCAACAGCAAATATTTGACGAATAAATTCATCATATTGAATGATTTTGATATTTGTTAAATAACGTGATTCTCGACCTTTTGGATAACGTAAATTATTTGTATCTGATGGCATAATTGAATCAGTCCATCTTTCAAATAATTTACGTTCATAAAATTCATTTGTGCAAATAAAGTTTAATGCTGTTTCACCGTATTGTGTTTGATACGGCACTTTAAATGTTGGGCCGTAAATCTTAACATCAGCAGTTTGTAGTGTTTTGCCCGGTAATTCAGCACTTTCGCATTGAAGTGCTAGATAGCGTGACAGTGATGGATTATCACTGCGAGATTGTGCATCTTGTTTTCCGCTACGAATAATGTTAGTAATATCTGCAACTAAAACATTAGGCAGATTAATAAGTTTTTCTAGAAAAGAATTTCCAATGAATTGATTAATGTATTGTGGAATTGGAATGATCACTTCAAACCTTGATGGTTTAGCGAAACCTTCTTTTGCATTTACATTTGATAAAAAAGATTGTGGTGAAAATGCCATTAGAATTTATTCCTAGATTCAGCGTATACTTTACTTGTCGAAGCTTTAGCAAATGATTCCATCGGCAACAATGCGGCAATGTCCCATTCGTCAGCATCAATTTCTAAAAACCTAGATTCAACATGATTAAACAAGTATCGTTTAATACATGGTTTTGCTTCGTAAGTTTTACTTGCTCGTGAAAGCAAATCGTAACTTAAACGAAGTTTAGTTGTTTTGTCAAACTTGTCGTTATTTGCATATTCACTTAATTTATCTAAAAGAACGATACGTTGCCTTGGATGAATGTAATGTAAATTCAATCCTAAAAAACCATCGTTATATTGTTCTATGGGTAAAACCAATGGGAACCTATCGTAATATGGCAACTTATCTTTCATTTTTGGATCATAAAAGTAAAAATACATACGACCAATGATGGCATTATTTTTTAGTCTTTGACGATCCGCAAAAAGTGCCTGCCGACTAGGTTTCAAGGTTGATATTTTAGCACGTAGCCATGCTCGTGCTTGATTAGTGCGAGTGTTCAAACCTTCTTTTGCAAGAGAACTTTTAATGCGGTCAATTAAATAAGCCATATTGTATTTAGGTGAATTGCTAAAATTGCCTTTTTAGGCACACATTTGGAACATAAGTATGGTGTCCGCTTTTAAATAATACCTAAATTCTTCTCCGTAAGTATTCTAAATTCCCATCCACGATCCTTACAGAACTCAGTAGCAGCTTTCCATTTAGATTGATTGATTGCATAAGTCACATATTCACTAATGAACTTTTGTGTTTTTCTTTTACGAATCGGTTCTTTAGTTTGATACTCTGGTTTGACTTCTAAAACATGAGTCATCACGGTTCCGTCTTTACGTTTCACTTTAACGATGAAGTCTGGAAAGTAACGGTGTATCTTGTTGTCAATAGGGTTGTAATATCTAATTACCAACTCTTCGGAAGACCAATAAATGACACTTTCACTTTGATCTAGCCAATCCATGACTTTTCTTTCCCACGTGGAACGCCAAATAATATTGCTTGCATCACCGGCATATTTCTTGGGATTTTTAAGTATAAATCTTCCTTTGTATGACATAAATAGTATTTATTTTACTTAGGAAAAATATGGCCTTATTTTCGTTTGCAGACCTTCGTTTTAAAACGGCAACAAGACGTGGATTTGGCGCTATTGGTAATTTGGTTGGTAATAGAAAATACGATGTAGAATTGTTGAGGTATCCTATTGATCTTGGAAGTGCAGATAAGGGCCATTACATGGTCATTCATATTAACACACAAGTTAAAACACAGTTTCAAAGTAATTTATCTGGTGATTTGCCTACAATATTGCAAAATGGCGGAATACCACCAATATACAGTTCAATTGGTAAACTTGGTGAAGGTGCTGTCAATTTAGTTGGAATTACAGACAAAATATCTGGTGGTGCTTTGACAAGTATTGGAACAAAAGCTGCAGATTTGATTGAAAAAATTGATCGATTTGGTATTAGAAATGGTCTTGGCCAACTAGGACAAAATATTACTGGCAACCGTTCAGCTAGTGAAATATTAAGTCAGGGTGCAAGAACAATTCAAAGAACAACCGAAACAATTGCTCTTTACATGCCAGATACTTTAAATTTTACTTACAATCAACAATACAGTTCATCTGATTTAACTGGTAATTTAGCTGCAATCATCTCGGCCGGCGCAAGTTCTGTTGATGCCTTAAAAGCGAGCGGCGCTACTGTTGATGGTGCAGTTGGTGTTGCATCAAATTTAACACCATTTGTATTGAATGCGGTCGCACAAGCTTCTGGCTCTAATCTTTTAAAAGCTGGTTTTGCTGCTATTACAGGTACAGTTCAAAATCCTATGCTTGAAATGTTGTATTCTAGTCCGTCTTTTAGGTCTTTTAGATTTGATTTTATGTTCTATCCTAGAGATGAAAGAGAGGCTGAAGAAGTTCAAAAAATATTAAATACATTAAAATTTCATCAAGCGCCAGAAATTGCAGCAGAGGGTTCTGGATTTTTCTTAGTTCCACCTTCAGAATTTGATATTAAGTTTTATTACAATGGCAAAGAAAATGTAAACATACCAAAAATATCAACTTGTGTATTAGAATCTATTGATGTTAATTATGCGCCAAATGGATTTGCTGCTTATGAGGTTCCGGGTGAAAACACGCCAGCTTTAGGTAAAACCGGTATGCCCGTTGCCATACAATTAGGTTTACAATTTAAAGAAACAGAAATTCTTACAAAAACAAATTTTGCTAACGGTCGGAAAAAAACATCTAGAGTGGTTGGAACTGATTTTAGTGGAACAATAACTTCAGCAGATCAGATGGATTCAAGTTACAGTTATCGTGATGGTGGCCACTAAAAAGAAAGACAATTAATGGCTAATTATTTCATAAAATTTCCAAAACTTTTTTATAGCTATGATGCGTTTAATACCGCAGAGTTGGTTACTAATATTATGGCTCGTTTTTCATTGGAAAAATCAATTAAAGAAAATACATCCGTTTATTATGAATATGATGTTGTAGAGGGCGATACGCCAGAAATTATTGCAAGTAAAATATATGATTCTGCTGAAAGACATTGGATTGTTTTAATGACAAATGATATTGTTGATCCACAATATGATTGGCCATTAACAACTATTACATTAAATAATTATATTGATGAAAAATATTCAACAAGCGAATATGCTAATTCAAATACTTCTGGTGCTGGTATTTCTTATGCACAATCAAACACACATTCGTATTATAAAATAATTACAACAACAATACCAAATGGAGATAAAATTATAAACAAATATGAGATTGATGTAAACACTTATGCCAATGTAACATCATCGTCAAGCTCGGTTACATTACAAGATAATAATGTAATTACAATTGCTACAACAAAAACAACTAAAACTTATTATGATTATGAAATTGAAGAAAATGAAGAAAAAAGAAAAATTAAACTTTTAAAACCAGAATTTGTTTCGGACTTAGAAAAAGAGGTTGAGGCTGTTTTTAAAACATGAGCTTAACTATTGCACAATCAACTCAATTTGTATTTGAGGAACTTACTTTAATATTACCTAATAATCAATCTTTTGATTTAAAGGGCATTTATACTGAAATAAATTTGCATGATAATTTATTTACACCATGCGTATCTGGTAATATATTAATTGCTGATGCAAATAACTTGGCACAAAAACTTTTACTAAAAGGCCAAGAAAAATTAAAAGTTACTATTTCAAAATCTGGCACTCAATTTTTAAAATTTACTAAAGAGTTTGTCATTTATAGTTTGACAAATAAAAAAAATATTAATCAAACTTCAACATCGTACATTTTAAATTTTGTTTCAGAAGAATTTGTTTATTCTGAGCAACAAAAACTTTCTCAAAATTTTGAAGGTTTATATTCTGAAGCAGTAACAAAAATTTTAAATACTTATTTAAAAGTTGCTAATAATTCACCATCAAATGGTCGTGCTGGTATTGGTATAATTTATCCTTCAAATGGTAATCAAGATTTTATTTTGCCGTCAATAACACCATTTGAATCTTTGAATTGGATTTCACAAAGAGCTATTTGGAAAAGTCCAAAAGGTGGCGATTATAGTCCTGATTTTCTATTTTATGAAACTGCACAACAAGGTTATAATTTTGTGCCGTTAACTTTTTTAATGAGTTTAGATCCAGCTTTTCAAATAAACTTTAAACCAAAAAATATTGATGAAAATGTCGCTGAAGAGTTTCTTGGTGCTCGTGATTTAAAAGTATTGTCTCAATTTAGTTTGTTAGATAGTGTGCGAGATGGTGTTTATGCTGGTAAATTTATTGGTTTTGATACTTTAACTAGAACACAAAAAATTACAAAAATTAAAAATGTATATGAAAGTACTGTTACAAATAAAACACAGTATTCGCCAAATCTTGCAACAGATGCTGTAAGTAAAGATAAAAAGAATTTTACACAAATGAATGATTCAAGAATTGTTTCTTATCCGTTTGCTTTACCAAGAACTGCGGTACAGTATATTAAAGAAAACTATCCAGAAGCAAGCAGTGTGATAGATAATAGTGAGTTATATGTGTTTCAAAGAAAAGCTATATTTTCTAATTTAATGCAAAGAAGATTGCAATTAGCCATGCCTGGTAATTTTGGTTTGTTTTCTGGACGCATGATTAATTTAAATGTGCCTAAATTTTCTTATAAAGATGGAACAAATCAAAATTTGGACAAGAGTTTAAGTGGCAGATACATAATTACTGGCACAAGACATTTAATTAATTATAACAAACATGAAACATTTATTGAAGTTTGCACAGATAAAATAGAGAACTAATATGCTAACACAAGATTTTTACGGTAAAAAAGGATTTATATGGTGGGTTGGTCTAGTTGAAGACGATGAGGATCCATTAAAACTTGGATCAATTCGTGCTCGCATTATTGGCCTACATAGTGAAGATAGAAGTTTAGTGCCCACTGAAAGTTTACCATGGGCTCAAATTATGTTACCTGCCACCGGCTCAAATACTTTCACTGTGCCAAGAATTGGTGATTGGGTATTTGGTTTTTTTCAAGACGGCGAATATGCACAAATACCAGTTGTTATAGGTATTTTTCCTGGTATTGAAAGTGTGCAGTCACAAACTCTATATCAACAAATTGTAAATAAAAAAGGTGGACCAAATGAAGTGCCACAAACACCATGGGCCGGCCGAGAACCGGGCAAACCAATAACACCACTTGAAGCAAGAAGTGATGGTACAATTGAAGGAACAGTTGTTAATGCAACGAATCAAGTTCGTTCACATGTTTGCGATATTACACCAGAAGTCACTAAAGCTGTTGGTTATATAAAAGGCCAATTTGGTGTTGTTATGGAAAAAATACGAGAAGGAATTAGAAAAATATTAGCTGTTTTGGGTTTAAATCCAAGTCCAGCATCTTTTTTTGTACAAGTAGCTAAAGAAGTCGTTGCATTATTGAAAAAAATTACAAATGCAATTAAAGAGGTAAATGAGCAATTGGTTTCTTTATTAAAAGTTGCACAAAGAATTCGTGCAGTAATTGAGTACATTGAAAGTTTACCAGAAAAAGCACGAAAATTTTTAACAGAATGTATTACTAAATTTTTGGCAGCATTAGCACAAGGTTTTGCTGATCTTTTCGCTAAGCCAATTACTGGTGCTTCATTTGGTGCTTTTTCTGAAATACAAAAATCTTTTAATGAAGTTAGCAGCGCAGCTAAAGGGCTATTGACTGAAACTGGTAAATTAGTCTCAATGCCAGCTCAATTTGTTGGTACTTTACTAACACCTTCAAGTCCGGATGCTTTAAATTCGGTTGAACGACAACTTAAAGGCCATATCAACGGTATAACCACAACGGGCACAACAATACATAATAGAAATGTAGTTTCTGCTAATACTGTAGGACAAGTAATATAATGGCAACAAAACCAGAAGGCGATAATAGTTGGTTAGAACCAGAATCTCCAGCTAATGACGAAACACAGCCAAAATATCCATATAATAAAATAACAAAAACCGAGTCAGGCCATTCTTTTGAAATGGATGATACACCAACACGAGAAAGAATTCGTCTTTCTCATCGCACTGGCACATTCATTGAAATGCATCCAAATGGTGATGAAGTTCATAAAGTTTATGGTGATGGTTATGAAATTACAATTAAAGACAAAAATGTTTTAATTGAGGGCACTTGTAGTGTCACAATTAATGGTGACTCAATTGTAGAAGTTAAAGGCAATAAATTTGAAAAGATTTTTGGTGATTATAAACTAGAAGTTAATGGTGATTTTGTTGCATACTCACACAAAAAAGCCAGTCTTTTGTCAGATGAAGACACTGAAATTGGCGCTGGTACTTCATTGGGCACAGGTATTTTAAAATTGGCAGCTGGTGATAACATTTATACCACTGGCGATTTAAATGTTGGCGGTGCATTAAATGCAGATATTATTACTTCAAAAACCAAAGTTGATGCTGGCACCGGTGTTAGTGCAGGCCCATTAGGATTTGTGTCTGTGCTTGGCGGTCTTTCTATTGGAACTCCAGTGGCTCTTCCTGGCAACATAAACTGTATTGGATTAATTTCTGCTGGTATTTCAGTTTCTTCACAATTAGGAAGTTTTTTTAAGATGAAGGCCTTCTTGGCAACAGACACAGTAAATAAGGGTAAATTCAATTCACATAAACATCCAGCATTCAAAGGCCCAACCGGAATACCTTCGCGCCGAATGACATAATGAGAACATAATATGCAATTTCTTAGAGACAGTTTCACAAGTATACAACAGAATGGTGGTGGCGGCCATGTTGATGGCACCTCACAACCAAGTTTGTCTAAATTTTTAACCGATTCAAGACAAGATACAAATCAAAATCGAAAATTTCCTTCTAGTTCGCCAACTGCAAGCGTTTTCACACGTTTGGGTTACAATTTTACTCCAGCTGATGACACAATACTTTTATTGTCAGATGCGGCAAAAAAACACTTACAGACCGTGCCAAGATTGGTCAAAGATTGGCAAGCAGAAGATATGCGAAATGGTAACGTTGGAAACTATTATAAAAATCCACTTACCAGTGTTCTTGTTTCGATTAATAGCGCACTTGAGCAAATAAAGTCCAAAATTCTTGTTGCTTCGACTACTACTTTTGATTATGAAGCTGGCACTTTAACTACTAGTAATACATATGTTACTAATCTTACAGATGTTTATGACCAAGCAAATTTTGCTTTAGAAGAAGGTCAGAAATTCTTAGATCATACTGATAGAATTTCAGGTGTTGTGCAACCAAAAGCGGCAACAGAAACATCGAATAGCACCGCTGATTTGCCGCACTTTGACGAGATAATGTCTCTCGGTCGTACTCTTCTTTACATTTGCAATCAAACTGACGGTATATTAAACACAGCACCAGTTATTGGTTCGATGACAAGTTTATTCACAAATCAAGAATTAGAAACATATAATACAACTCTTACACCATATCCTGGTTTAATTGCAAACAGCATTACATTAGAAAGTGTATTCTCAGTGTCTGGTGGAGAATCGCTGCAAATTTCAGTATTTACATCAAATCTATCTAACAGTCAAATTGAAACAATTACAAATGACATTAAAGCTTTAAAAGTTTTATTTGAGACGAGAAGAACGCATGATGAAAATTTTTGGTATAAGTCAGGAGAAGTATTGGGAGAATTTGAAGTTTTTGACAATATGAACAATGGTGGTGAGTTTCAAAACTTTATGGTAAACAATTTTGTTGGCACCGAAAAATTATTAGACAGCGCCAACACACCAGACAATCCAAAACCATTTGAAGAACAGGTAATTATTTCACCTAGTGGTTTTATAACTGTATACAATAAAAAGACTGGTGAAATTATTTCAAGTGATGAAGACCTTGAAAATATTATTTTAAATGCTGAACCAACTGATAATGTAATTACAACTGTATTTGACCAAGGCGAACCACCCGCAGCCAATGTTATAACACCCGATGAATCAACATCTCCAATATTAACACTTGACGAGTTTATTGAACAATTCAATACAAGTGTATTGTCTGTTACAGTTGGAGATAGTACACTTAATGTTAACACTGGTGCAATTATTTTTAGAACACTTAATGGTGTTTTCTCTGATACAAGAATTATTCAAGTTACAAATGT